TAATGATATAACTACTACTGAATGGCCTAATTATCAAAATAATTTAAATATTGCAAATTTAAAATTAAATGGTAATGATAGATTTACGCCAAGGGATGGAAAATATTTTTCTCACGTTCAACCATATCAACATCATACTAATATTCCTGAAAAAAATAATATATTTGTTTATTCATTCGCATTAAAACCTGAAGAACATCAACCTTCCGGAACACTTAATATGTCACGTATCGATAGTGCTATATTAACACATAAATATAACATTATTCAGAATAATGATACTATTTCAGTTTTTGCTGTTAATTACAATGTATTAAGAATATTATCCGGAATGGGGGGTTTAGCTTATTCTAATTAAATTTTTTTTCTAATGTTATTAATATAAAGAAAGTAATAATAATGGGTGGCGGTCTTCTTCAATTAGTTGCCTATGGTGCTCAAGATGTTTATTTAACAGGTAATCCTCAAATTACCTTTTTCAAAGTAGTTTATCGCAGACATACTAATTTTGCATTAGAATCTATACAACAAACTTTTAATGGCACAGTTGCCGCTGGTTCAAGAGTAACTTCTACTATATCTAGAAACGGCGATTTAATTAATAGAATGTATTTAGTTGCCGATATGACTAACGCCAAAAATTGGGATGGATTAAAATTAATAAAATCAGTTGAATTAGAAATTGGTGGTCAAAAAATAGATAAACAATATGGCGAATGGATGTATATATGGAATGAATTATCTTTACCAGTTGGAAAACAAGAAGGTTATAAAAGAATGGTTGCTGGAGGTAGTAGTGCTGCATCAGGTAAATTTCATATACCATTAGAATTTTGGTTTTGTCGCAATGTAGGTTTAGCGTTACCTTTAATTGCATTACAATATCATGAAGTTAAAGTAAATATTGAACTTGGGGCGCCCGCATCGCCAGCTACTTTAGATGGTGCTTCTTTATGGGTAGATTACATATATTTAGATACTGATGAACGCAGAAAATTTGCTCAATCATCTCACGAATATTTAATTGAACAATTACAATTCACTGGTTCTGAAGGTGTTACTATTGGTACCAATAAAGTAAAATTAAATTTCAATCATCCTGTTAAAGAATTAGTTTGGACAATTGGTAATAATCCGTATGTATATAATAATGGCGTAGAAAATCCTGTAAGATCTGCAAAACTTGTATTAAATGGCAACGACCGTTTTGCCGAAAGGGAAGGTAAATATTTTGATATGATACAACCATATCAACATCACGAAAATATACCAACTGGTAGAGGTATAAATGTATATTCATTCGCATTAAAACCAGAAGAACATCAACCATCTGGCACTCTTAATATGTCAAGAATAGATACTGCCGTATTAAATGTTACTTCTGATATTGATGGTGATATTTCAGTATATGCCGTTAACTATAATGTATTAAGAATATTGTCGGGTATGGGCGGTATAGCGTATTCTAATTAAATTTATTTTTATTATCTTTTATTATAATATAGAAGGATTAATTAATAATGGGAGGAGGTCTATTACAATTAGTTGCATATGGTGCTCAAGATGTTTATTTAACAGGAAATCCACAAATTACTTTTTTTAAAGTAGTTTATCGCAGACATACTAACTTTGCGTTAGAATCTATACAACAAACTTTTAATGGTAATGCGTCTCTTGGTTCCCGTGTAAGTGTTTTAGTAACACGCAATGGTGATTTAATAAATAGAATGTATTTTAAAGGAAGTTTGAACAACACTAGTGGTGGTGATACAAAAGATTATTATGGATTAAGATTATTAAAAAATGTTGAATTAGAAATTGGCGGACAGCGCATTGACAAACAATATGGTGAATGGATGTATATATGGAATGAATTATCATTACCCAAAGGCAAAAGAAATGGTTATGATATAATGGTTGGTGCATCTGTAATAAATAATGGTAATACTAAAGATGTATGTGTGCCATTAGAATTTTGGTTTTGCAGAAATGTAGGTTTAGCATTACCATTAATTGCATTACAATATCACGAAGTTAAAGTAAATATAGAATTTGCAACAGCAAGTGATTTACTTACGTCAGGAGGAACAACTGGTTTGACACTTTCTAATGCAGAATTATGGGTTGATTATGTCTATTTAGATACTGATGAAAGAAGAAGATTTGCACAATTATCACACGAATATTTAATTGAACAATTACAATTCACCGGTTCAGAAAGTCTATCATCTGGTTTTAAATCAGTTAGAATGAACTTTAACCATCCTGTTAAAGAATTAGTTTGGACAACTTTTGTAGATACTGATCCCTGGACTTATACCGAAACTAAAAAAGGTAAAATACAATTAAATGGTAATGACCGTATTGCCGAAAGACACGGAGATTATTTCTCTCTTGTACAACCATATCAACATCATACTAATATTCCTGATGGTAAAAACATAAATGTATATTCATTTGCATTAAAACCCGAAGAACATCAACCATCAGGTACTCTTAATATGTCTCGCATAGATAGTGCTCATTTATATGTTGAAGGAAGTGGCAGTGCTAATATGATGATAAATGTATATGCCGTCAATTATAATGTATTAAGAATATTATCTGGTATGGGAGGTTTAGCATATTCCAATTAAAAATCTTATTTTTATATAAATATTTATTAAGTAATTATATTTAATGTATAAAAAATTAATTTTACTATTTATCTATTTAATATTTTCAGATGCTTTTATTGCAAATTTACTTATTAGTAAAAATTCAAAAAAAAATTTATTAACACCTATAAATAGTGTATCTTACAATAATACACACGATTTTACAAATGTATATTTAAGTAAATTGTCTGTTAATAATGCAGAAAACAATGAGCATAAAATAGTAATAGATAAATATAATTATTTAAATAGTTTAAATCATATTTATGAATTATCTATTATTAATAAAATAAAGAAACGTCAAAATATAATTAAAAAAATTAATTTCGATGATTTTTTAATGTTAAATAATTATATTGATGTTATATATTATAAAAATAGTTTATCAGATAAAATAATTTTAGAATTTAAAAATAATACGAAAGTTGTATATTATTTTAATAATGATTTTAAAAATATAATGGAAATTGTTAAACTAAATAAAAATATTGAAAAAATAAATTTAAATTCTTATCCAAATTATATACTAAATACACCATTTGGTTTTTTATTATGTGAAGAGAATTAATAAAAAAAATATGTAATAAATAAAAGAGAAAATATGTTAAAAATAATATATATTATAAATATTATTTTGATTTTGTTAATCTCTATATATCTAATATTAAATTATATAAAACATTATCAATTAAAAGAACCGTTTACTATACAAAAAGTTCGTGATATATCGCAGGCACAAAATAAAATGGGAATTATTTCATCAAAATTAGGTGAAAATACAACACCATCATCGACAATAATTAGAGAAACTGTGCCGGGACAAACAGTTTATATTGAAGGACCAATGGGACCAATGGGGCAACCCGCAAAAGATGGTAAAGATGGAGATAAATTGCCCTTATTTAAATTTATATCATACAAAGATGACACAAAAACAACATTTGATATATTAACAACATATCCACAAGACAATTATCCTTCTGATGAATTTATATTACAAAATAATTTAACAGAATTAATAATACCAGTACCTAGAGGTAAAAGTGGTCGCGATGGTATTGATGGACAACCTGGTATTTCTGGTGTAAATGGCGAAGATGGTACGGTTTCGCAATGTATTATTTCACCTGATATAAACAAAAATTTAAATATTCCGCATTTAAAATTTATAACAACAAATAGTGATGGCGAAACTGAAATATTGGGTAAATATCCAAAGGGAGATAAATATAGACCAACTTCGAGTAATGAAGTTATAATACAAATACCATCTTGTAAACCGTGTAAAGATGGCAAAGACGGCAAAGATGGTGTAACACCAAATATAAAATGTCCTATAATTAAACAGTAAACAATATTATTTTTATTTTACAGCATTAGACATTTAAAATGCTGATTAGGTTGATTAAGTATTTAGAGTTATTTATAAATAAAAATTGATTTAAAAATATTATATATATAATATATGTAACTAAAAATGGTTAATTATAGTTGTGAAAAATGCGGAAAAACATTTAAATAAAAAAAATTATAATTAATTAGCATTTTATATGTCTAATAGTGTTAAAAATTATTTAAAGTAAATCAGATTCTTTCATAACTTTAATTAAACGTGTAATTCCAATTCCACCACCTGAACGTTCAAAAAATTTAAAACTTAAAAATTCATCTAATTCTTTTTCCACACGTTCTTTAGTAAAATTGCTAAATAAAATATTGGCATATCCACCTTCGCTAATATTGTAAAATTGTTTTCGCATTTCAGCAGTATCAGTAGAACGTTGTGCACTACCGATTGTTTCGATACCATTAATGATTACATCAATTTTTTTGGCGTGACCACATTCTAATGGACTATCTTCTGCTTGTTTCATATTCCAGAATGGTGAACTAAAATTTGGAAAGTTTTTAAGGAAAAATACAGGTCCGTGGTCTTGTCTTAATTTTTCTTCGTGTTCATGTTCAAGTTCTTTAGTATTATATTTTGCGGCAACATCAGCATAGTCACCTTCAGGATAACTACCTGAATAAAATTTATTAAAACCAAGATGGTCAAGTAGTTCTTCTTCCATTTTTTTCATTTCATCCATATTTCCCTTCATTTCAAATTCAAACATTGGGAAAATTTTATCATGGCGTCCTTCAACCGGATTTGGTTCATTTCTATAACTTGTACTAACACAATAAAAACCTTTAGATTCGGGCTTAGAAAGTAATTCATATTCAAGCCACATTTGTCCTGTTTGTGGTAATGGCCAAACTTGACCAGCGTAACTATATGTCGAAATTGTTTTAGGATCTTCACAAGCTGCTAAAATACTTAATCTACTTTGTGTATGTACTTCTTGAAAACCTTTTCCATCAAAAAAAGTTCTTAGTTTTTTAACAACTTTGTCGAAATCAGTTGTATTAATCATCCCAATCTTACAATTACTCATTATTTTACTATTTTAATATATGTTATTAAATGTTTAAATAATTTTTATATATAAAAAAATGATTAAATAATATAAAAATGTATTATATACATAAAATAGGGGTATAATAAATTATGGAATTTTCAAAGGACTCTAATATAATTATAACTTTAGATAATGTATTAGAACTTTTAACAGATAATAATACATTAGTTATAAATTTAAATAATAAAGATTATAAATGGAGTGAATTAGAATTTAATAATTTTGTTAGTTCAGTTTCTAAATATTATAATGAAGTTATTGATGATTATATTTTAGAAATTAAAGATGAAAATAATAATACTTTTGAAGTAAATAGTATGGCAAATATAATAAAATTTTGTAATAACGAAAAATATCAAAGCATTAATAATGTTAAATGGTATAATAATAAAATATTATATTTTAAAGATATAAATGATTTATTTGATTGCAATATAAACTTTAATATAAATGAAAATATCACATTAAAAACAGAACCTGAAAATTGGTTAATTAATAAAAAGAAATATTCAATTCACAAAAAAATAAAATATGTTGATAGTGAAAATGGTATAGATTATATTGTAAAATTAATAAAAAAACATGATAATAATGAAGTATTTGAAACATTAAAAGATGCAAATATTATAAAAAATGCACAAGAATATGAATTTAGTATAGTAATACATAACAACATAAAGAAGGAGTTAATTATTCAGTCGATAATTAAAATGTTACAGTATATAACTTTATATCCGAATATTATATTAAAAGATAAAGAAAAAGAAATATTAGAAGAATATCATACACTAATAAAACCAGATATTCGTATTAATAATTATAATAAGAAAAAAATAATCCCGTTATTAACACCTAAACCAATCACTTTAGATAGAAATAATTTAGTTGATCCCATGGAATATGGTGCAATTAGTATTTTAGATGGTTATACAGTAACAGAAAAAGCAGATGGAGAACGTTTATTATTATATATTAATGGCAATGGCAATATGTATACAATAAATAATACATATAATGTTGTAGATACAGGTTTAATAGCGGATAGTAATTTATATAATAGTTTAATTGATGGGGAATATGTAATATGTAATAAACGTACTGATGAATCGTCTAAACATATATATGCAGCATTTGATATGTATTATATAAAAGGGAGAAATATAACGTCGTTGCCATTAATTGCAGAAGGTGAAAATAATTCGAGATATGCTTATTTAAATTATGCAAAAAAATATATAAAAAATAATAATTCAACAATTGAATTTATTGTTAAAAAATTTTATTATAATGATGATATTTTAAAACACTGTAATAAAATTTTAACAGACTATAAATCCTATCCATATGAAATAGACGGTCTAATATTTACACCAATGAAATTACCACTTTATTCGTATTATAGTAACAAACCTGTACAATTAACAGATAATGTAAGATGGGATAGATTATTTAAATGGAAACCACCAGAACAAAATACAATTGATTTTTTGGTAAAATTTGGAAAAATAATAAAAGAAAATGGGCAAAAATTTAGAGAAATAAAATTATATGTTGGTTATAATTCAAATCAATGGGAGGAAATAGGTCCTAATAAAGGATTGCGTTTACGATATGATTATAAATATGCCAAGGAGCAAAAATATAATTTAAATAGTTATCGTCCAACTTTATTTAAACCTACTGTTTATTATTCGCATGGTGTAGAAACTGCTTATATTAAAATTAACAGCAAGGGAGAATTAAGAGCAGAAGATAATAGCATTATAGAAGAAAATTCAATTGTAGAATTTTCATATACATTAAATGATAAAATTAAAATAAATTATAGATGGAGTGCATTAAGAGTTCGCGAAGATAAAACACGTTTATTTAGAAAAGGTGAAATAAG